CCTGCGGTTGCTTTTTCACAGAGCCGCAATCTTTCAAAGCCTATCGTATACTTCTTCACGTGAGCATTCCACACCACCGGCAACGAGCATAACCTCGGCTGGATCTTGGAGTTTTATTAGAGCTCAATATATTGCCTATTTGTGTTCTAGTAGTGCCTGGCGTAGTTTATCTGATCCACCAACTCTTACATTGATGATGCCGTTGTAGTATTCGTCTGTTTCTAATACTCGCCTGTCAAATTGTTCTCGTGCTTCAATGTAACTCATTTCTGCTCTGCTTTTGCAAAAGTAAAGTATTTCACGAGAAAAATTTTGTTCGCCTAAGTTTTTTACATCTTCGTTCAGTCTATCTGAACTTCCCCAGTATTCACGCCAATCGCTTTCTTTGTAACCTCGACGTTTGTTCTTTTTGCCTTTGAGTGGTGGCTTGGTAGTTTTGAATTTTGCTAACTTCTTGCCTACGTATTTTTGTTTTGTTTTTTTGTTTGTAATTAGATATACAAAGCCTTCGTATTCATCTGGTATTGATTCTACTACTTTACCTTTGTATGTCCAACTCATACATTATATAAGCGGATATTTTCTTCTGCCTTGCCATTTTTGATCTTTACGAAAGCCTTCTAGTACTTCATTATAGTGAGCCATTATTTCGTCTTGCCTTGTTTTTGCCAGCCTCATTAGTTCTCGTAGTTCACGCCTTGCTGTGCGACTAGTATTCTTACTAGGCCGTGTTTCAAACTCCTCACTTGCTTTGAGGTAGTCCATAACTTTTTGCATCAACAAGTCGTGTGTATCGTCTGTCATTCTACTATGTCAATATCGTTTTCATATGAAGTAAAGCCATTCTCTTTGATAACTTTCATAACATGATTGACTCTACCAACTAGTTCGTCTTTGTGTGAGATAAGGAAAACATTTTTACTACGTTCTCTGCCCATCTTTTTAAGAGCAGCCAATGCATTTTCAACACCAGCTGTGTCCATACCTGAGTCGATAAGCTCGTCGATGAACAACAAGTTGATGCCTTGGTACAATGATTCCCAAACATCTCTAAATGCCCAGCTCATGCCTAGTATTAGCCTGTTGCGTTCGCCTCGTGATAGGTTGTCAAAGTCTAAGTCTTGTCCAAGTTGTGTAATCTCAACAGAGAGATCATTTAAGAACTTGACCTGATGTGGTAAGCCTAGTTTGTCTAAATAATATGTTAGCCTGTTGTTCAAGTACGCTAAGTTTTGATCAATGATCTTTTTGCGAATGAACGAGTCTTTGTTTGTCAAAAGTTTAAGGAGAAACTCTTGATGTTCTTTGTGATTTGTTAAAGTATTAACCGAATTCCAATCAATTTCCTGTATTGCTGTGGTATTCAAATCATCAATCTGTGCCTGATAAGGATCTTCTTCTTGCGTTTTACTTATCAGTGCTTTGCGTAAATTATCTACGTTGTTTCTGTGTTCGTATGCTTCTTTTGCACTTTCATAAAACGTGTTTGGACGTCCGTTTATGTGTCCAATTTCGGTTAAAAAGCCTATAGTTGCTTCAAGTTTGTCAGCGACTTCAGTTTGATAAGCAAGTGCATCGCTTAATTCTTTTTGTTTGCGGGTTTCAATTTCTTTTTTCTTGTCTGCATGAAGTTCTTGACCGCAAGTATAACAAATAGCGTCATCTAAATCTGTAATATCCTTCTGTGCTTTGTCAACACCTTTAGTTGCTCTTAATAATGCACTTTCAAGTGTTGCTTTTTCTTTATTCAAACTAGTTATACGATTATTAAGCTCAGTCCAATTAGTAAGTTTGTCATGTGCTTCTAATTCAGCTTCAATATCTAGTTTTTCCAGTTCTTCTATAGCAGTTTCAAGTTTTTTTACATCTTCTCTACGCTTTGCTTCCCAAGCACGTTGTCTACCCACAAGTGTTTCGATACTTTGTTGTATTTTTTTGTTGCTTGCTTCAATAGCATTGATCTTTAGAGTTTCTTCTGTGATAAAATCTTTGGTCTGTTTGACTTTTTCTTTAAGTAGTTCTGCTTTTTCTGTAAGAATAGTAATGCCAAGTAGCTGTTCGATGATAGCACGTTGGTCATTTGCTCTCATGCTGAGGAAAGGTTCGGTATAAGTGTTAAGTGCAACAATATGTTTGAACATATCGTGACTCATACCTAACAGTTCTGATATAGATTTTTGTGTTTCTCTACTATCACCTTGTGATTCATCTATGTTTGCATCAACTTGCTCGTGATTGTTGATGTAAAACTTGAGTACATTAGGTGATCTACCACGTTCAATGCGATAACTGTTACCGCCCTTGTCAAAATTAAGTGTAACCAACATGCCTTTGCTATTGGTTTTGTTAATTAGGTTGTTTCTTTTAATGTTGGTCAGTGCTTGACCATACAATGCATAACTCAATGCGTTGATAATAGTAGTCTTACCTGTACCGTTACGTGATCCAGTGTCGTCACCGCCTTGATCGAGGTTCTCACCAAGTACTAGAGTGAGTTGTTCTTTGTTAAAATCAACTGCTTGGGTAACATTACCCACACTCATGAAGTTTTTTACGGTTAAGTCTCTAATTTTTATCATACTAGCTCGTTATAAATGTCCAATAGCAGCTTTTTATTAAAACTGTCTGTGTCAATACTTTGAATCTCCTTGCTTACAATTTGATCGACACTCTCAAATTGTGTAATGTCAAGGTCTGTATTAATTTCTTCTAGTTGTTTCTGTGGAATAAGAGTAATTTCTCTACAACCGAAGCGTTCTATGAATGTTTCTTTGATAAAACTTGCTTCTTCGTAGCTGATGTCAATGTCCAAGTTAACTCTCAAGTACATGTTTGGCTTGATAAGTGTGTCCTGTTCGTCAATCAACTGAGATAGCTTTACTGTACGGTACTTAGGACAGTCTTCCCAGTTAAGGTATTCTGGTTCTGCATTGTTCTCACGGTCTAATATCATCATACCGCGGTCATCGTCCCAAGCATCTGCATAGTTGTGAGGAAAAGCATTACCGATGTAGTGGATCTTACCTTGCTTCTGACGCTTGTGGAAGTGTCCACTGAACACATACTCTTGGTTCTTGAAGTGTTCTGACTTTAGTTCACCATGATCGGGCATCTGTACCATAGCATTCATATAAAAGCTGGGCAGTTCAAAGTGTCCAAACAGGTATTTGGCCTGTATCTTCTCTATCCTACGCCATTCATCACCTACTAACCACGGAACCAGTGCTACATCTTCGATAACTTGAATGCTATCTACCACTGTAATACCTGGAATGTGCTTTGCAAACTCAGTTGACTTTACATCACGCTTGTCTTTGTAGTACAAGTCGTGGTTACCAGCAAACATATAGAACTTTTCAAAGGATTCACCTAACTTCTCTAACAACTTGATAGTTGTATCCATGGTTGTAAGGTTAAGACTGTTCCTATTATGGTGCCAGTCGCCGCAAAAGATGCCTGTCTCGCAATTATTTGCTTGTGCTTGTTCTATATACCAGTCGATATACTGTTCACAATCGTGATTGTGTACTCGTGAGTTACCCTTCATACCTAAGTGTATGTCAGTGAACACTGCTGCTTTCTTAAACAAATGATTTCTCCGTATTGAATACTACTATAGCAAGAAAATCTAACAAAATCAACCTGATTTTTGTTCCTCTTGACGTTTTAGAGCAGCTTCCCACTCGCCTTGGTGTAGTCTTGTATAACTTGGATTGTAATTGTTCATTTCAAGTATGTCATCACGTATGTTTTGATTGCGTTTCTCTAGGTTAATAACACGCACAAAGCTATTAGTAACAGCAGCGGTATAATAAGCAAAGGGGTTATTGGATTTAGATTCATCAAATTGTAGTCCTATCTGTGAAAGTTGTAAGATTGCTTGACCTTTCATTTCATCTTTGTAAGTGTACCCGCGAACATTGCCTCTAGTAGCGTATCTGTCTACTAGTTTCAGCCACATCATTGCAAGTTTGTTGGTTGCTTTGCCATGATCCTTGCTAAAGTGTCCATTTTCCATACCACCTTGCCAATGACTCTTACCTACGCACACAAGTTCGTCGTTATCATTGAATTTGAAATGTTGAAATGGAGGAAAATTTAGTTTTGTCTTGTGATCTGCGACAGTTTTAGGATTTTTCTTACGTCCTGGTTCCTCTGGAATGTGATCAAACATCATTACACGAAAAATTAAATCAGTTTTTTCAATTGTTCTGTAATCTACTTCAAAATCAGCAAGTTTTACCTTTTTTCCATTGGCTTTTGCTTCATCATAAGCAGCTTGTCCTTGTTTTTTAGCCTTACCTCTTTTAGCTTCGGCTATTGTTCTAATATTAATTTTATCTATTGATGGTAATATAATATCATAATCGGCATACTCGGGCGAAACATAACTGCAAAATGTAGTTTTTGACTTGTGTATCTCGGCAAGCATGTCTTTGTTGTTCAAATAGTTTACTTTTCTAGCCAATATAGACTCCTTTTATAATATAATAAACTATGCACTTAATTTTGTCAACTAAATAATGTATAGGAGACATCAATGGCAAATACATTTCAAACACCACCTAGAAGTACAGGAAGTGAATTATCGCAATTTGGAACTTCTGGCAGGTATACCAAACAATCCTACAGTGATTTTACAGGCTCAAATGCTAATCTATTAATGAGTAGACATCGTGCAAGAAACATTCCTCCTGGGGGTGAACCTGTAAAACGTGAAGCAAAAGTTGCTGCTATGGCTCCATTAAATACAGATTTAGGTGAGGATTGGCGTGTAAAAATAAGCGTACCCGATCTTGCCACTTTTAGATCTAGTCCTTTGTTGTCTCCTTTAGCTGACACAGGATATAATGTTGTCTTTCCTATAGTTCCTACTATTGCTGTTCAATACATGGCCAATTATGACAGCATTGCACCCGTACATACTAACTATACTTATCCTCAATATGTTAATAGTAGTGTAAACGAGATTGCAATTACAGGTGAATTTCCTGTTCAAAGCGAAGAAGAAGGACAGTATTGGTTAGCAGCAACACATTTCTTCCGTGCTGTAACAAAAATGTTCTACGGGGATAGCAGCAACAAAGGTGCTCCACCGCCTTTATGTAAATTAAATGGGTATGGAGACTTTGTTTTGAACAATGTTCCAGTAGTAATTACAAGTTTTGTTAGTGATTTACCTAATAACGTTGATTATATAAGGGTTCCTATTAATTCTCAGCAAGAAGGATCCTATGCTCCGCAATATCAAATGGTTCCAACAAACAGTACAATAGCAATTACAGTACGTCCAACTTACAGTAGAGGTAGAATTGCAGAATTTAGCCTTGATAAGTTTATAAATGGAGACTTAACAGATAAAGGATTTATCTAATGGCAAGTTATACTAAAACAAGTCCGTATGCAACTACCACTGTAACAGCAAGTGGCGAACTAGATTTACTTAAAATACGTCCTGTACCTGCAGATGACGACGATTTTCTTTATACAGTAGAAGCACAATACAACAATAGACCAGATCTATTAGCATTTGACCTTTACGGTACACCTAAACTGTGGTGGGTCTTTGCACAACGTAATTTAGATGTATTGAAAGATCCTGTGTTTGATATGAAAGCAGGAACAAAAATATTTCTACCAAAACAAAGTTCTTTACAAAAGGCACTGGGTATCTAATGGCTATAAAACCTAATATGTTGCATCAATTTGCAAGTTTCAATAATGTTTTTACTTTGTCAGTATTAACAGTTGATGAAGTAAACATGCCTGATGAAACATATAGAGTAAGCGAGCCGTTACTGCAAATCTTTCGCAGTGGCGGTGGTGCAGAAAATAAAGTTACCACAGCATATGAAGATTTAATAGGAAAGAAACTAGAATATTTTATAGATGATGTTAGTATTGAAGGTTTGATGGTTCCAAACAGCAAAACTCGTACTACAAACGCAACATATATTGAATTTTCTGTTACAGAACCTTACAGTATGGGTTTATTTTTGCAAACCTTGCAAATTGCAGCAACAACAGCAGGTTATACAAACTATTTACAAGCACCTTTCTTGCTTACAGTTGAATTTATTGGATATGATGACGACGGAGACATACTTGTAGTTGAAGACGGCCGCAATTTGAAAAGAATGTTTCCTTTGAAATTTACAAATGTAGAATTTGCAATAAATGACAAAGGATCAACTTATACTATTGAATGTATTCCTTGGAATGAACAAGCATTTTTAGATAATGTTGAACAAACCAAAACAGATACAGCTATTAAAGGTAGCAGTGTTGTAGAAATCTTACAAAGTGGTGAACAAAGTCTAACAACTATTATGAATGGCCGCTTTGAAGAACTAAGAAAAGCAAACAAACAAAACACAGCTGACGAAATTGTTATTAGCTTTCCAAATGATTTTGCAACCAGCTTAACTCCAGCACAAACTTTAAGTAACAATGATCAAGGAGCAACACAACCAGGTTCTTCTAATAGAAGAAAAGGTGGCGGATTATTTGGAAACATTGTAAAAGGAGCTGTAGGAGGAATTATCGGTGGCGCTCTAAGCGGAAATAAAAATATTGCGCAAAATGCACTAGGTGGAGCATTAGGTGGAGCATTTGGAGGCGGTTTTGGAGGAGGGTTCAGTGCAAGTATAGGCGGATTGCTTACCAGTTTTAAGGAAGGCGACATAAATGGACTATTCCAAGGTATTACAGGATTCTTAGGAGCACAAGCACCACAAGATTTTGAAGCATTTATCAGTATGATTACTGGACAAGTGTTTACACGAAGCAATATCGGCGAAGGATTGTCAAGATTGTCTCAAGATGCAGGTAGTGTTAATGGTTTAGGTTCAAGCAGTATAATTGATGCTTTCCAAGACATGGGTCAAGCACCTATGGCACAAACTGGACAAGTGTATGACAGTAAAAACAAAGTTATGACTCGAGGTAAAAACGTTATCAGTCCAAATGAGCGTGTATTTTCATTTCCTAGTGGTGCTAAAGTAACAAGAATTATTGAAGAAGTAATGCTAACCAGTGATTGGGCAAAGAATGTTAAAGAAAGAGCACCAGATGAAAACGGAATGATTGAATGGTTTAAGATAATCAGCGAAGTTTACATTAAACCTGGAGCACAAACTGAACAATTGAATGGTAATCCTGCGCAAACATATCATTATAAAATTGTTCCTTATATGGTACATTCAAGCCATTTCCAAAAACCTACAGATCCAGGGCTAAATTACAATGCATTACAAGAAAAAGTTGTAAAAGAATACAATTACATATACACTGGTGAGAGCAAAGATATATTAAACTTTGATATTCAAATAAACGCTGCATTCTTTACAGCAACTATGGCTGATTCAGGTCAAAACAATACCAGTTTCAAAACCGGTGGTACACAAATGAAAGTTACTCAAGAGAAAGATGGGCAACTTACATTAAATGATCCTACAAGTGCTATTAGTAGCACAGGAGCAGTTCTTGCAGTTGATAAACTAAGAACAAGTTCACAAGGTGGCGGCGGAGCCGGCATTGACAACAATA